GCTGTTCCGTTTGCAAATCTTATATCTAATGTTGATGTGGTTGTTAGGCCGGTTGTAGAAGCGGCAGTTGCTGCATAATTTAACGGTATGGTTGCAGATGTTACTTGTGCTGATAAAAATCCAGTTACCCAAGCTGCTGTAGCAGATGAACCTGTGATTTCAAATTCTACTTTCCACGGAGTTGTCTGAGCTGTTGAAGCTAATACGTTACCTGTTGTAATAGCAGCTAATTGTGTTGTACCCCAAAAACAAGCCATTGTAAAAGTTCTTGCTGTTGCTGAGTTGGCAGCCGCAAAAGTTCCATAAGCAACAACCCTCCATGTTGCTCCTGTGGCCATTGTTTGTGAGGCTAATGTTGTGCCACCGGTGGTTAAAGTGGTTGTTGCAGCAATTGCCGTTACAGCAGTCTTACCGCCCGTCTTAGCTAATACACCCGCAGTACCTACAGAAGTTGCTGTCAGTGAAGTAAATGAACCTGTGCCAGCGGTTGTAGCACCAATATTCATGTTATCCATAGCACCCGCAGTGCCAGAGGATATTGTGATTGTGCCTGCACCTGTCGTTGTATACGATTGGTTATTGGTTGTTGTTTGTACAGTTACTGCACCGTTAGCACCAAGCGTGGTAAATGCACCTGTAGAACGAGTAGTAGCGCCAATAGAGGTGTTATTAATTGTACTAGCAGCAGTAGGGTTGATTGTCAAAGCACCCGCTGGTGAAATAGCGACTGTACCTGTACCTGTTGGGCTGATAGAGGTATTGACGTTAGCGCCATTGACAGTTAACTGTGTAAACGTACCAGCAGCGGCAGCAGTACCACCAATAGCAGGAGGTGAGGCTAAGTATGTACTAAAACCTGTACCTGATACAGTTGAGCTTGCACTTAAAGTTGTAAATGCACCTGTTGATGCTGTGGTTGAACCAATAGCACCTGGAGCAGCAAAGGTTGCACCGTTTAAGCTAGAAGCGTTTAAGTTAGCTACGTTAGTAGTAGAAGTCACAGTAAATGGTGCAGTACCTGTAGCAATAGTAGAAGTTACTGTAGTAAATCTACCTGTTGAAGCAGTCGTACCACCAATTGCAGGAGGGCTAGATAAATCTAGCGTACCACCCAATGTTAAATTACCTGTGCTTGTTACTGTACCTGTAAGCGTTAAACCATTGACTGTACCTGTACCACCTACTGAAGTTACCGTTCCTGTTGTAGGTGTAATCCATGTAGGTGTAGCAGCAGAGCCACCTGATGTTAATACTTGACCACTAGTACCAAAGTTAGTTGTACCTGATAACGCTGGAGTCGTACCTAAGTTGGTGTTTAAACCAATCGCACCACTTGCGTTAATAACGTGAGCAGATTGCCCTACAGTCCCCCATGCTAAATATGTCTTAAAGCCGTTGCCTGAACCTATTGTTACATCACCGTCATGGGCAGAGAAGTAAACGCCATTGTTAATGCTAAAATAGTCAGCAGGAGTAGATGCGCTGAATACAGATGAGTTCATGCCAAACTCACCATAGAATGTGCTATCTGTACCTGAGTCGTTACTCAATACATAGTTAGTAGAAGCATTAGCAGTCGCTGACTTGTTCTGTAGCATATGTTGCAAGTAACTACCAGAGATTGTTGCACCAGCAGCATAAGGGCTGTTAGAAGCGTTAAACGATAGTGTAGGGGTTGTGCTAGTAGAACTGCTAGTAGAGATGTAAGTAAATGCACCTGTAGAAGCCGTTGTAGCACCTATTGTTGCATTGTCAATTGTGCCGCCTGATATTGTTGGAGATGTTGCTAATACTACTGAACCTGTACCTGTAGTTGCCACGCTTACAAGGTTTTTACTAGCATCCGTAAATACTGCTTGAGATGCAGTTAAGGCGCTTGGCCTTACCGTTCCATTTATAGTAGTTGTGCTTGTTCCAGCAGCAGAGCCAATAGCAATATTGGTTGTAGATGTTGCATTACCTGCTGTGCCAATATTTACGGCTTTTGTTGTAGATGCCGCAGTTATTCCTGTAGCAATGTTGACCGTCTGCGCACCTGTGCTTCTACCTAATGTAATTGCACCTATAGCAGTTGTTCCACCAATATTAATTGCTCCACTATTATTATTAATAGTAGCTGTTCCACTGCCATTTCCGCCTATAGATACACTATTTCCTATTCCTGTTCCAACTCTAATTGTTTGAGTAGCAGAGCTAGTTCCAAAAGTTAAAGTGCCTGTGCCTGTTGACGATCCAATGGTTACTGTATTACTTGTGGCAGATGTTGTAGCAATATTGATTGCTTGTCCATCGGGACTTTGCCCAATATTAATAGCACCACCACCAGTAAGCCCACCAATATTAAGTGCTGTAGAAAATTGCCCTGTGCCTATGTTTTGATCTGCTGCATCATTGCCAATAAGTTGTAATGACCCATTTGCAGTTATAGCATTTGTTGAAAGTAAAGTTGTAATTACTGGACTGTCGCTTAATACAACAGAACCTGTGCCTGTATTGCTTACAGAATTTGTAGTGCTTCCCAACATGGCATATTCAGATGGATAGGTACAAAACACATTGACTGTGCCAGAAAATGTTGTTAATACCCCAGTACCAGCAGAGCCTGAAAGAATATTGCCAGCAGATCTACTTAATGTAGTACCACTTAAAGTGTAAGTTCCTGACCCAACTTCCCAGTTTCCTGAGCCATCTGTTGCAGCATAATAAGTTGAATTGGAATTACCTATAGAACTAAAAGATTGAAAGCCTGTAACAGCACCAGCCAAAGTAAATGCTGTTGAGTTATAAGACGTACTAATCTCTTGTACACGGTCTTTAATGACTAGTGCCATTTAATCTACCTTAACTTGTAGCTGTTGTAGAGTATGTAACTGTTACGGTATCGCCAGCTGTAACCGCTTTAGCAGTTGCAAAATTACCTGCACTATATAATGTACCTAAAGTTGTATTTGAAAATGCTGCTGTTGCACTTGGCCCAGTTAGTAGAAAACATCCGCCAACCGTTCCACCTGCACCTGTAATGGTATAAACAATTGATGTGGCAGTTGATGTGGTTACATTGCTTGGGCTTGAGCCAGTTGATGTCGATGTTCCAAATACCGCTGTACCACGTTGTGCCACAGAGCTTACTGTATAGTTAGTATATTCTGTCCAGCCTGGATGAGTTCCAAATGTATCTGATGCAGCAAATGTAGCTCCTGAATTGATTAGTCCCAAATATGGACCAGTAACAGTATAAGAAGAGCCTTTTAATAATGTATCTAACATTAACTGTTTTCCAACAGCTACCACTAAGTTAGGAAAATTATCTGTCCATTTTAAGTTACCATTAGCATCGTAACATTCAACGTAATAATGACCAGCTATGCCTAAAATTTCATTGGTTTTTCCACTAGTTCCTATTGTGGCTTGAATAATGTCACCAAAGCCTTGTATTTCTTTTATCATAATTAATCTCCAGAACTTACAACATTTGCATTGGTATAACTACTAATAGTTAAAATAGCAGACGAATAAGTCGCTGCTGGGAATTGAACTGTAAAACTGCTTGAGCACGTTTTGTCTGAACCAAAATTTAATACAAAACACGCTGCTTTAGTAGTGTAATTGTAGACTAAAGCACCTCTACAAGTAAATGCAGCAGGTGACCAAACAGCATCGGCAAAAGACATATAAGTAGCATTATATTGCTGGTTAATAGTAGGAGCTATAGAGATAACCAATGGATTACCACCTGCCGTATATCCAGTACCAGTTACTTCATTATCTGTTGTATAAGCAGCTGTAGAAGCACTTAACATGGCATTAGCATCATATAAAGCAATGTAATAATTTCCAGTGGTAAAGTTTTCATTACCATTAAGCAAGTTTTGTTGAAAAACATTACACGCTGATTGTACGATTGGCATTATTGTTTCACCATAATACGAGCTTGACCATTACGGTAAGCATCGCCACGCTCAAGACCAGTGCCAAGACGGTTAAGTTGTTGCATTGCCTCTTCATACATTTTTTGATAATAAGTGATCTTATCTTGTTCACCCTTCATAAAAATCATAGCTTCACGCATAGCACCATAAAATAATACTGGATCATAATTATCACCAAGCCATGAAGTACCAGATGGGTTATTAATTGCTGTCACAGTAAATGATGCAGATGATGTTCCTGTGCCACCAGCAAATGTAGCTGGCAATGTTAAAACGTCACCAGCAACATAGAAGTTGCCACCATTTTGAAGTCTTGATCCAGTTGATGAAATTGCTTGAACTGATTGGCTTGATACTAAAATATCAACATATGCACCAGATCCTGAACCGTTAGACAAAGGAATGTTTGGATAGAATCCATTATTATATCCAGAGCCACCAACCGTTGTAAGCGTGGTTATAACACCTTGCACAATTGATACTGGATAATAAAAATAATGCATTTCTACTGCATAATTTTGATCTGGTGTTGGAGCCAACATAAATGTTAAGTCATCAATGTTTGCCCCAGTGTATCCATTTTGTGAACCAAATAAGGTGTAATACAAAGG